TAGAGGTGAGAATTTTGTAACGAGAAAGATTACCAAGTGGATTGGTGATTATGTAAAAAGCGGAAAAAGTGCTGACTTCCCAAAACTTAGATTAGGAAATCTTGACGCATATAGAGATTGGGGATATGCAGGAGATTATTGTGAAGCGATGTGGATGATGCTGCAACAAGATTGTCCTGATGATTATGTTATTTGTACTGGCGAAACACATTCAATTAGAGAATTTCTTACTATAGCATTTAAAGAAGTTGGGATTGATGATTGGTCTGATTATGTAGTACAAGATCCAGAATTTTATAGACCAGCAGAAGTAGACTATTTAAGAGGAGACTGTAGTAAAGCGAACACAAAGCTGGGATGGACACCCAGACATAGTTTTGAAGATTTGGTTAAAATGATGGTAAAACATGATCTAGAATGAAGATTTACAAAGTACACATGGTGTTGACATTAGTTATGCCAAGACTAAAAAAATACCATTTAGACGACTACAACAGTTCTACACCAATAATATTTGTAGAGGCGCAAGATCCAGATGACGCATGTTATAAAGCTATGCATAAGCTAGCTGGCAAGATACTTAAATCAGATCACTCAATTGAAACTTTAAATTTTATAAAAGATATATTTCATGACATAAGAATAATAAAGATTGAAGTGCCATGAGAAGAAACTATGACGATCCCGTTTACAAAGACTGGAGGGTTAAAGTATACAAAAGAGATAACTTTACATGCCAGATGCCGGGATGTAAATGTAAAAAGAGATTAAACGCGCACCATATACAGAAATGGGCAAGTGCCTCTATGTTGAGATATGATATTGATAATGGCATAACACTATGCAAGAACTGTCACGACAAAGTAACGGGACATGAACAGCATTATCAACGATTATTTCAAGATATAGTGAGAAAGAATAATGGCTAAATACAAAACTGCTCCGGGATACACAGTTGTAAGAGATACAAGAGAGCAGCAGGGATATTTCTTTAAAAAATTTAATACCTGTCAAGGCACTGTACAGAGAAAACTAGATACAGGCGATTATTCTATTCTAGGAATGGAAGACAAGGTTTGCATAGAAAGAAAAGCTAGTGTTTCAGAAATAGCGCTTAATTTAGGAAAAGGCAAGTACGCTTTTTATAATGAAGTAGAAAGAATGAGAGACTATGAACACAAGTTTATAGTTTGCGAGTTTTCTATGGAAGATGTGATGAGATTTCCAGAAGGGGCAAAAATACCAAAGGAGCTTAAAGGTAAAGTAAAAATAACGGGTAAATATATTTTAAGATGTTTAATGGAGTTTGCGGTATTTAACGATGTTCACGTTGTGTTCGCTGGTAGCGAAAGAGGAGCATTTGATTTAATCAGCAGTTTGTTAAAAAGGATTAATGAAAAATACACGATAGGGCGCAAGTCATGACAACAAATAGAGATAGTGTCGGTGAAATCCACGCTTACAATCTAGATGTAAAAAACAGAGAAATATACATAAACGAGTTTGATGACTCAGGAGAGTCTGCCGGTGTAGACCACAGAATGCTCCAAAACTTTATTAAAAATATAAACATATTAAAGAATCTTAGCAAAGATCCAATCACAATACATATGCAGACAGTGGGCGGCTGTTGGTATTCTGGTATGGGTATATACGATGCTATAAAAAGCTGTAAATGCAAGACTAATTTTATTGGATATGGTCAACTATGCTCTATGGGTACGGTCATAATCCAAGCAGCAACTAGACGTTTAATTACTGATAATTCTGCATTCATGGTTCACTGGGGCAGCAGCGAGATAAGCGGATACTATCTTAGTTCTCAAAACCTCGCTGACTTTGAAAAGTACGCTGCGCAACAGATGATAGATATATATGCAGAGAGATGTCAAAAAGGAGAATATTTTAAAGAACGTCAAAATAACCTATCTAAAACTAAATCATACATAAAAAGAAAACTAGGAAACGGCGATTGGTATATGACAGCAGACGAGGCTGTATACTACGGATTCGTCGATGGAATTTATAAATGAACAAACTTAAAAAGATAGATGAAGCTTGGCTAAAAATAGATGTAAACGAAAAAGATCTATTTAATCCTACGTCAATGCTAAATTCTTCAGATGATGACTTTCATCTTAAACTAACTTGGCTTATGACTAGACCGGAGTACTTCTCTTTTCTGGTAAAACAAATATTCAATATACAACTGCTACCATCTCAAGCTCTTATTCTATATGAACTGTGGAATCGAAAGTTCCCTATGCTTATAGCAAGTCGTGGTTTTGGTAAATCTTTTATGCTATCTCTGTATTGTATGCTGAGAGCGCTCATACTTCCGGGAAGAAAGGTGGTAGTTGTGGGTGCTGCCTTTAGACAATCTAAAGTTCTTTTTGAGTACATGGAAACCATTTGGAACAATTCTCCAATTCTAAGGGATATATGCGATGGAAACTCTGGACCCCGTAGAGATGTTGATCGTTGCGTTATGCGTATTAATGATTCAAGGGTCACTTGCTTACCTCTTGGTGACGGGCAAAAAATTAGAGGTCAAAGAGCTAACGATATTATTAGCGATGAATTTGCTTCCATACCTCGCGATATCTTTGAAACGGTTGTTGCAGGTTTCGCTGCCGTAAGTTCAGACCCTATTGAGAACGTTAAGCGACTAGCCGCAGAAAAGAAGGCAAAAGAATTAGGAATAGAGATACAAGACAAGGATGAAAATAAATTAGAAGATAAAGATAATCAAATTATACTTTCTGGTACAGCTTACTATGATTTCAATCACTTTGCAACGTATTGGAAAAGATGGAAGTCTATAATTAAAAGCCAAGGAGATCCCAACAGACTGAGGGAGGTGTTTGGAGGAGAGGATGTTCCAGAAAACTTTGACTGGAAAGAATACTCTATTATGAGAATACCTTACGAGCTTTTACCAGAAGGGTTTATGGATGCCTCACAGGTCGCTAGATCTAAAGCAACCGTTCATGCTGGTATTTATCAAATGGAGTTTGGCGCAGTGTTTACGCGCGACTCAGAGGGCTTCTTCAAAAGATCCTTGATAGAATCTTGCGTAGTGGATGATAAAGAGCCAACAAAAGACTCTAAGGGTAATGAAATTATCTTTGAGGCAAAACTGATGGGCGACCCAAACAAGAAGTATGTATTTGGTGTTGACCCTGCGTCTGAGGTTGACAACTTTAGTATAATTGTTTTAGAGATAAATGAAGATCACAGACGTATTGTCCATTGTTGGACAACTACTAGATCTGAACACAAAGAAAAAGTCAAGAGAGGATATTCAACAGAGACAGACTTTTATTCATATTGCGCTAGGAAAATACGTGATCTTATGAAACTATTCCCTTGTATACACATAGCTATGGATGCGCAAGGTGGTGGTATAGCTGTTATGGAGTCGCTTCACGATAAAGACAAGTTACAGGACGGAGAAATAGAGATATGGCCTGTTATAGATGATGACAAACCCAAAGACACAGACGACCAAAGGGGACTGCATATACTAGAAATGTGTCAGTTTGCAAAATATGACTGGTTGGCAGAAGCAAATCATGGACTAAGAAAAGATCTAGAGGATAAAGTTATACTATTTCCGAGGTTTGACTCAATAACTGTAGGTATGTCAAATATAGACGATGGAATGAAAGGTAGAATGTATGATACATTAGAGGAATGTGTTATGGATATAGAAGAACTTAAAGATGAATTATCTATGATACAAATGACGCAAACCGCTAATGGTAGAGATAGATGGGACACGCCAGAAATAGTAGTTGCAGCAGGAAAGAAAAGCAAGATGAGAAAAGACAGGTACTCGTCCTTGATAATGGCTAATATGGCAGCCAGAAGAATAGCCAGAACGCCAACACCTGAGCAATATCAATTCTTTGGTGGGTTTGCTTCTACCCTTCCCGGTGACTCAAAACAAAAAAATGAACAAAATATGTACTCTGGTCCAAATTGGTTTACGGATAGCATGAAAGATATTTACTAATTTGTGTATAATACAATAACAATTGAAATGCATTCCAATTACCTATAAAGGGACAAGATGAACCAAGAAAAATCTCTAATAACTTGGAACGATTCTGACGCTTCAAGTAGAGCCACAGCATTCCAACAATTCTCTGAAGCTGGCGAAAGCTATGCAGGTGTATCAAAAGCTAGTCACTATAGAGATTTTAAAGACATAGAAACAAATAGGTCTGTAAGACCGGGGTTCACAAGTCACGACTATCATGCGTTTAGACCAGACGAGAAAGTACCACATAAGCAAAAGCGCATTATTAAAATGTGCATGGATGCTTACGACAAAGTAGGTATTATCAGAAATGTGATTGATTTGATGGGTGATTTTACCTGTCAAGGAATTAGCATTGTACACGAAAACAAAAGTGTAGAAAAATTCTATCAACAGTGGTTTAAAAAGTGCGCGGGAAAGGAAAGGTCTGAGAGGTTTGCAAACTTGCTTTACAGATCTGGTCAAGTGATTGCCTATCGCAGCTATGCAAACATAACGCCAGATATTACAAAATATATAAAGTCAATGGGAAAAGACATAACTGTAGAAGTTCCTCAGTTTGAAAAAGGTCAAATTCCTTGGAGATACAACTACTTTAATCCTCTTTCTATCGACATGAAAGATAGTCAGCTAAACCTTTTCTTGGGTAGGCATAGGTTTGAAATAAGAACACACTCTGTGTTGGATAATTTTAAAGACGGCTCTATACCTGCGCACGTAATTGACACGTTGCCTCCAGAGCTAAAAGAGAAAATAAAGCAAGGCGCTAGGAAGGTTGAGCTAGATCCTGAAAGAGTCTCTGTATTTTACTACAAAAAAGACGACTGGACAAACTGGGCAAACCCTCTTATATATGCAATCCTTGACGATATTATCATGTTGGAAAAAATGAGACTTGCTGACCTTTCTGCTTTAGACGGGGCTATTTCTAATATTAGACTGTGGACACTTGGTAACTTAGATCATAAGATTCTTCCAAACAAAGCCGCAATCAACAAGCTTAGAGACATTCTTGCGAGCAATGTTGGTGGAGGTACAATGGAACTAGTTTGGGGTCCAGAGCTTTCTTATACAGAGTCAAACAGTCAGGTGTACAAATTTTTAGGTTCAGAAAAATACAACTCTGTTCTTAATAGCATCTATGCTGGACTAGGTGTTCCCCCAACTCTCACAGGCATGGCTGGAAATGGTGGCGGATTTACAAATAATTTCATATCTCTAAAAACACTTGTAGAAAGACTGCAATACGGAAGAGATCAGCTTACCAAGTTCTGGGAGCAAGAGTGCGAGATCGTTAGAAAAGCTATGGGCTTTAGAAAGTCTCCGCATATTGTTTACGATCAAATGAGCCTGTCTGACGAATCAACAGAAAAGAACCTTCTTATACAATTAGCTGATAGAGACATAATATCTCACGAAACAGTGCTTGAAAGGTTCAAAGAAGTTCCTAGTGTTGAAAAAATGAGACTGCGCAGAGAGGACAGAGCTAGAGATTCAGAAACCTTGCCAGAAAAAGCTGGCCCGTTTCATCCTCCTCCAAAGCCTCAAGAGATGCAGGAAGAGGAAGCCAAAGTTGACCAGATTGAAAAAACCACCGATTCTGGACCTTCTGGCGGTAGACCTATATTTAAAAAAGACGAGGAGCCTAGAAAGAAAAGGGTTGACACACCAAAGTCTAAACCGGGAGTTGCTGAGTTTATAGTATGGACTAATCAAACATTTGATAAAATATCAGCTACTTTAAATACCGCTTATCTAGGAATTCATAAAAAGAAAAACATGAGAGGTCTAACAAAATCTCAAGTAAGAGAGCTTGAAAGACTTAAACTACATGTTCTTTTAAATACAACTGCTATGTCGGATATATCTGAAGATGACATCTGCAAGACAGTTGCTTCTAACAAGAGAATGCCACAAGATTTTTCTGATATTCTAAACTCTGGTAAAATTAATCCAGAAAATATGAATATAGAGGATTACAAAAGACACGCCATATCAGCGTATGTGGAGTACTTTTTAGGTAGATAATTCTCATAATTAAATAAAATTTATTTTTTCGTGTATAATTCTTAGAGGTGATACATGACAATTAAAATATTCCAAAACGAAATAAATGACGGCATTGGCGAACTCGTAAAGAGTACGGCTAGTGTTGCATACTGTTCTGAGGCCGTTTTCAAATCTGATGCGCCACAAGAGGTCATTGCAAAAGCGGTTGCAGAAAACAAAGACCAAATAGATTTGTACTATTTAGAATCTGTTCTGGTTTCTTGCGGTTGGAACAAAAATGATGACGTGTTTATGCCAGAGGCGACTTGGGCAGCGCGAAACACGCCAGAAGACAAACAATTCAACTTTATGCACGATGAGAGTGACATCATCGGACATATCACCGGTAGCTATGTGCTATCAAAAGACGGCAAGGCGGTTTCTGATGATTCCCCTATGCCAGAAGATTTTGATATAATCACTCAAGCCGTTCTTTACAATAGCTGGACAAAAAGCGAAAACAAAGAAAGGATGGAGCAGATTATTGCAGAAATTGAAGAAGGTAAGTGGTACGTTTCTATGGAATGTCTATTTGCTGGATTTGACTATGCTTTGTCAAATGAAGATGGAGCTAGGAAGGTTTTGGCTAGAGATGAAGAGTCTTCATTTCTAACAAAACATCTTAGAGTATATGGCGGAACCGGAGAGTATGAGGGATATAAAGTGGGTAGAGCCTTAAAGAATATCTCTTTTTCTGGCAAGGGTTTGGTTTCCAAGCCTGCTAACCCACGTAGTGTTATTCTTAAAAGTGTTGCATTTAATGTAGATAACGATTTTAATCTTGACATAGGAGATTTAAAAATGTCTGAGAATCTTTTAGAGAAGCAGCTGGCTGATGTTCAGGCTCAACTTGCTTCAGCTAAAGCAGAAAACGAAGCTATTAAAGCTCAAATCGAAGAAGCAAAAGATAAAGAGTTTGCTTCCAAGGTAGAGGCTTTTGAAGCTACCGTAGACGAGAAAGATGCAAGTATTGCTGAACTTGAAGAAAGTGTCAAAAGCACACAAGCTAAAGTTGCTGAACTTCAAGACGCTCTTGCTAAATCTCAAGAAGATCTTGCAGTCGCCATGAAAGAAATGGACGACATGAAGAAGAAAGAAAAAATGGAAAAGAGAAAGGCTTCACTTGCTGATGCCGGTCTCAGCGAAGAAGAGGTTGAAGAGTCTCTTGCTAATTTCGACGCTCTTGAGGACGAAGCTTTCCAAGCTGTTGTCGCACTCATGAAGAAGAAAGACGACAAGAAGAAAGAAGCTGAAGCAGCAATGCCTCCAGCCCTTAAAGAAGCTCTTGAAAAGAAGAAAAAGGATAAAGAAGCAGATGCCAGCCCCGGTGCTGGTGGAAAACCTGTGCCGAAAAAGCCTGTAATGGCTGAAGAAGAGGCAGAAGCTGACGTAACACCTGAACTTCTTGAAGATGTAGAAACTTCTGAAGCAACTTTGGTAGAGGCTACCCCAGAGGTAGACGAAGTAGAATCAACAAGAGCTAGTATCTCTAACTGGCTTGAAACTAACGTTCTCAACAAAAAATCGTAATTATAGGAGATTTAAATCATGGCTCTTAAAGCAGATAGATACGAAGAATCAACAGATATCAGCTTTTTCTCTAACGCAACCGCAAC